CAAGGCACAACAGGTAGCACAGGTGGTACAGGTAGTCAGGGTACAACAGGTACACAAGGCACAACAGGTAGCACAGGTGGTACAGGTAGTCAAGGTACTACAGGTGCTACAGGCGGTACAGGTAGCCAAGGTACTACAGGTGCTACAGGTACGCAGGGCACAGCAGGACCAAGCACAGTTATTAACGCTGCTGATACAAACACAAATACATCATTTGAGCTTGTTTTTGTAAGCGCACTTGGTAGCAATCAAACAGCAAACGGTAGTACAAGTTTAGTTTATAATCCATCTACCAATACACTTACAGCACCAAATACTAGCACACTTGCTAGCTCGGCAAAATACGCTGACTTAGCAGAAAGATACGTGGCTGATGCACCTTATGAGCCTGGTACTGTAATGGTGTTTGGAGGAGATGCTGAAATTACTACCACAGACACTCAAGCAGACAAACGAATTGCAGGTGTAGTATCCACTGATCCAGCATTTTTGATGAACAGTGCATTGGATGGAGAAAATACTGTATCACTTGCATTGATGGGACGTGTACCGTGTAAGGTAATTGGGCAAGTACAAAAAGGAGATATACTTGTTGCTAGCTCAACGCCTGGTTACGCTATTGTTGACAACAATGCAGGTGCTGGCACAATACTTGGTAAGAGTCTAGAAGACAAGACCAATGATGGACCAGATGTTATTGAAGTAGTGGTTGGTATCACATAAAAATTGTAGTATACTGTATATTCTGATACTTACAGTATACTACTTTATTTAGGCGGTACATGGACAACTTTACCAAATATGCAATCGACTCTGGCGGCGAAATACACCCATTAATTATTCCAGCATCTGAGCACAGTGGATTGGGACTAATGAATCCTAGTGTTTATAACCATAACGGAAAAATTATGGTTATCTTGCGCAGTACAAACTACACCTTCTACCACAGTGAAATGAAATTATTCCATCATCCGTATGGTCCTTTAACATACTTGCATCCTGAAGGTGACCTAACACTGAGGACCTGGAACTTTTACCTTGAACTAGATGATAATTTACAAATCAGTAGATACAATAAGATAGACACTAGCAAACATGACGTAAAACCGTTGTGGGAGTTTCACGGACTTGAAGATGCTAGGTTAGTGTACTGGGACAGTAAATTTTATATTACTGGTGTCCGCAGAGATACTACAATCAATGGTCAAGGACGCATGGAACTAAGCGAACTTGAAATTACCAATGATGCAGTAAAAGAAGTAAACAGGTTCAGAATACCTTGTCCGCTCGATCCTCCTGGAGAATTCACACAAGATATTTACTGTGAGAAAAACTGGATGCCGGTGGTTGATTATCCATTTACCTACGTGAAGTGGACCAATCCCACTGAAGTTGTTAAAGTAAATATGCAAGCGAACAGAACAATCACAGTACATCAAGAGCAAACTGCAAAGATGCGTGACTTTCCACGAGGGGGATCACAGGTGCTAAAGTGGAAAGACGGTTATATGGCACTTACTCACGAAGTAGATTTAACAAAGCACGTCACTGGTCGCAAAGATGCAGTATACACACATAGGTTTGTGTTTTGGAACAAAGACTGGGACGTGGTTAAGTGCAGTGAAAAGTTTAGTATCATGAATGGGTTGGTCGAGTTTAGTTGCGGTATGTGTGAGTACAAGGATAATGATGTCTTGATTACGTTTGGTTTCCAAGACAATGCTGCTTTTGTGTTAAGATGCCCAAAGCAAGCCATTGATGATTTTGTAGACGGTAAAGTACAATGATAAATGAAATTTCCAAACCAGAATACTATCGTTTGTTAAATGCGTACCTTAATGATCCAAATAATCCGCAAACAAATATTGATATGGGTTTGTTTTATTACAACATTGGGCAAACTGCCGCTGCTGTAGGATTTTTTATCCGGGCCGCAGAACGTAGCGATAATGACGATTTGCAATACGAGTGCATGATGTTGTGTGCTGACTGTTTTGACAAGCAAGGTACAAGAGGAATCAGTGTAAAGGGCATGCTTAAACATGCTGTAAGTATCAATCCAAGACGCCCTGAGGCCTATCTAAAACTAGCCCTTGCTGAAGAAATGACTGATGTGGCTAGCAATTGGTTTGACAGCTATATGGTAAGCGGTCTTGCCTTAGAGTTTTGTGATTTTGATCTTGAACCCTTACAGTACAGCACAACTTTTGTTGGACGATATGCATTACTATTTCAAAAAGCACATACAGCATGGTGGTGCGGGCTAACAGACGAAAGTCGAGATATACTTGTTGATTTGCATGAAAATTATCAAGATCAAATGAATCAACACTACAAGGATCTAGTGCAACAAAATCTTGTAACTGTTGGTGAAATTGAACAACCCCCAGAAACAGTTCAACAAACACCAAACTTTGCTGTTTATGACAAATCTAAACATAACAGGCTTAGATGTAAGTTCAAACTATCTCAAAGCATTGAGCAAAACTATAGCGAAAGTTATCAAGACATGTTTGTGCTTGCAATGGTCGATGGAAAACGTGAGGGCACATATCTTGAAATAGGAAGTTGTCGTCCGTTTTACGGCAACAACACTGCTTTGTTAGAGACGCAGTATGGCTGGAAGGGCGTAAGTTTGGATTATGAAGAACAGTTTGTTGAATTGTTTAAATCTGAACGTAAAAATCATTGCTACTGTAAAGATGCAACCAGTGTAAACTACGACGCACTGTTGCAAGCAAATGACATGCCTACCGTGATTGATTATCTTCAAGTGGACTGTGAACCACCAGGAGTTACCTTTGACGCACTTCTTAACATACCATTTGAAAAGTACAAGTTCCGTGTAATAACCTACGAGCATGATTACTATGCCGACGATACTAAAAGTTTTAGAGAGAAAAGTCGAAACTATCTTGAATCCCAAGGTTATGTCCTGGTGGTCGATAACGTTAGCCCTGATGATAGCCGTCCATATGAGGATTGGTGGGCACATCCTGATTTAGTAGACGCTGAGATCCTTGCACAAATGATGCAAGTTGACGGACGTACAAAAATGTCAGAAAAGTACATGCTTCAACAAGAAACACTACAAGAGTATAAAAACTTTGACTGGGGACTTATAGCAAAAAATCAATGGTTCCGTGAGATTGTTGAACACGAAGTCTTTAGACAAAAAATTTACACAAAGTTTTTTGATGTTGAAGAACAAGAAGTGGTTGTCGATATTGGTGCAAGTGTAGGGCCATTTCTTGAAACAATCAAAGATAAAAATCCTACTGCATTTGCTATCGAACCTCACCCAGAATTGTTTGAAACCTTAAAGAAAAATACAAAAGACATGATGCGTATCACACATATATGTAAAGCCATTGGGGACAACAACGGCGAAACAACTGTGAACACATTGTTTGATCCAGATGTTATTAACACTGGAGAAAGTGAAGTATATCATACATTGCAAACAGTAAAATGGTCGTCTTTGTTAAAACAGTATCGTATCAAGCAAATAGATTTTCTTAAAATGGATTGCGAAGGCGGCGAGTATGATATCTTCAATGATGACAACATGCAATGGATAAAAGACAACGTTAAGAAAATTGTAGGTGAATGGCATCTTGCTACTCCTGAACAACAAGCAAAGTTCAGACACTTCCGTGACACATATCTTAGATATTTTGACAACTTTGAAGTTTACAGTTTTGACGAAGTAAACATCAAGCATGACCTATGGACAGACTGGTTTATTGATCATTACAACGAGATAACAATTTATATTGATAATCGTGTACCTTCGACACCAGTTGAAATTATCGCACGACAAAGCAATGTTATCTATGCTCCTAAGAAAATTGTGCCTAGTCCTTGGAAAAACAGTATTGCGCCTACTATGGAATTCACAACCTGTGTACCCAAAAAAGGTTGTGTAGTTGATTGTGTTTTCTGTCCTCAACAGACACTACTAAGTGTGTACCAAGGCGAGAAAAACTTAAGCCTTGATAACTTCAAACGCATTGTAGATAAGATACCACAAGAGGTACGCATAACTTTTGCTGGCTTTACTGAGCCATGGCTTAACAAGCAATGCACTGATATGTTATTGTACGCACATGACACAGGACATCCAGTAAGTGCTTTTACCACGGTGGTCGGAATGACCATTGAGGATATTGAACGCATTAAGCATGTTCCGTTTGCAGGAGCACCCAATGGTGGTTTTACTGTACACTTGCCTGATCAAGAGCGCAAAGCCAAGCATCCTATTGCTGGGAAATTTATTGAAACTGTGGAATACATGCACAAGGTACAGCATGAGATACAAAACTTTAGCGTAATGTGTATGGGTACGGTGCATGAAAGTGTTAGTCATCTTTGGCCAACTGCTCCTGTGTATGATATGTGGAGTAGAGCAGGTAATTTGATTGGCGAAGCAGCACTTAAACCAGAAGTAAACAAGTATCAATTTAAGAGCATTGACCATGGCAATCAACCAATGACTTGTGGTTGCGACGAAAGATTATACCATAATGTTTGCTTGCCCAATGGCGATGTTGTTTTGTGTTGTATGGATTACAAACTTGAACATATCACTGGCAACATTCTTGAAAGTTCTTATGAAGATGTTATTCCTGCACCATACAGTTGTTACGAAATGTGTAACAAATGTGAAAATGCTGTTAGTATAACAGATCCATTCATTAAGTCCGAGATGGCCAGTATTGGATTATGATCTATAGTAGAAGCCTAGCAGTCAACGATAACTTGCAACCTAATAAAAGGGCATTTGTTGTTGACAATTTTTACAAAGATCCAATGGCAGTGCGTGAATTTGCACTGTCACAAAACTTTGTTGAAAACGAATACTACATTGGACGTCGTACTGAGACTCAGTTTTTGATACCGGGTATAAAAGAAGCATTTGAAAGCATAATTGGCAGACATATCACCGAGTGGGAATCCCATGGCATGAATGGACGATTTCAATGGAACAAAGCTGGTGATCCACTAGTGTGGCACAGCGACGGACAACGTTGGGCTGGAATGATTTACTTAACACCAAATGCTCCTGAATGGTCAGGCACTAACACCTATGTACATCGAGCCAGTAAAAAACATCATACAAGTTTGGTTGACAATCTTGGTGAAATTTACAATCAAAAAACTTTTCTTGATCCTGCACCTTACGATGAATTAGATAGATTTGGAAATTTATTTAATCGTCTTGTAATTTTTGATGGACAATGTATTCATGCTGCTGGTGGATACTTTGGGTGGGACGCTGAGACCGCTAGGTTATGGCACATGTTCTTTTTTGATGCTGAAGATTAGTAATTGTCTTGTATGATGCTAATTTTTTGCATTACTTCGTCAAACTGTAGTGTGTTCCATAATCCTGGATGCATTGGTTTAGGCCACACACCACTTGCTATCCAACTAAATCCGTGGTGTTCTTCGTTGAGTATAGGAATGAACTCGTCGGTGACCACGCAGAAAAAAGTGTGGTAGCAAAACTTGTTGTCTGGACTTGTAAACTTTTCAATAGGTACAAGTTTTATATGTTCAGGAAAAAAGCCAAGTTCTTCACTGCATTCACGATGTATGGTGTCTATTAAAGTTTCAGAACCTTCTTTTTTACCACCAGGTAGTCCCCAAGTGTTTGGGTTTTTAGAATCGTTGCGCATTAAAAATAAGTATCTGTCAGTTTTGGCACTGTAAAACCAAATACCTACAGCATCGATCACGGAACAAAACTCCATTCGCCGCCTGGATATAAACCTTCGTAGCTCTTAAGCCACTCACCACCTGCCCATCGGTATTGTATGCCTGTGGTTGCATTTGTTACATATTGTACATTACTTAGGTTACTACTGTCAATTACAACATTCCATCTGCCTACAGTAGCATCATATTCCACAATGTCATTTGCTTGTGCAACCAATGGTGTGCCTGGCTGATCACCGTTGTCAGTGCCTCGCCATGCTTCTGCATTTCCATCATCAACACTACCTGTTGCTTCAACAAACAAATAACGTTGCCCTGCCGCGGCTGCTGGTAAGCCAGCACCTGGTCCTTTACGCAACGGGTTAACAATAGCAGTTACAGCCGCTAGTGTGTTGCTGGGAATAGTGTCTTCGTCAACAGTGAACAATAGGAATCTATCGTCATCAGGATGATAAGCAACCGTACCAACTATTTCATTTGTTTCATCATATGGGTTGATCAAGCGTATTTGGCTAATGCCATTTCGCAACTCACCGTACAAATCAATCACTGCATGCCACATCAAATTACTTGGTGGACTTTGCGGTACTTCTACTCCATCTAACCCTGCAACAACAGCCTGTTGCTCCAATGCCTGTAACTGATTACCAATCAGTAGCACTTGATAATTGTAAGGAGTCATTTTTTGGCGTGTACCTAACAGTAAATCGTTATTGAGAATTGCTTCATTGTAGTCGCCTTCGGCATCATACATGCTAGCAATAATCTTTTGAATTACTCCTAGTTTCTTAACTTTTGCCGGACTTGAAATCCAAATTGGCATACTAAATGATAATGTTGCAATATCAATTGGATCTTCTGTGCCTTGTGGAATATTTCTGCTACTCCATGACGTGCGATCTAGATATACAACACTCAGACTGGTCCAATCTAAAAAGTTGTCAGTGCTTTGTATTTCTAAACTTGGATTGAACAGCGTTAGAATCTGTTCAAGCAGTTGCAGTTTTTGATTGGTGTTACTTGTCCAAATGTCCAACTGTATTTCAAGTTGATAAGGTGCTGGCATTAAGCGTTCGATTGTAAAAGCATTTGCTTGCGTTGTATCATATGTGCCAGCAGCATCATCCCAAACTCGTTGTCTAATACTCTTTTGTTCAACAAAGTATGGTTCTTGCATACGTGGACGATCATAGTTTAGACCTGTAACGTGAAAGGTCATTAATGGTGTAGCAGGTAAACTGTTTGCACTGTTTTGTTGTAAAATGGTTTGTGCTTGACGTGTAGCATCTCCATAACGAATTGGAACACGGTATAAACCTAGTACACCTTCATCATCTCTGCCATACTGAACTTCAAAGCCACTAAAGATTCTTGTAAATTGTAGTAAGAATCGACGTATCTGTTCATCATAAAAAAACTGTTGCATTAATTGTCAGCCTCTGGTTTGAGTAGTTTGCTAAGACTCTGTCTGCTTGGTATGTCTCCGCGATCCTCTGTCGGCACTTCTGCTGTATTATTGACAAATCCACTGCGTAGTGTTTTGTTTGTTGCTCCAGGAGTTGGAGTATTTCTCACATCATCTTCAATCTTGATCCATCTTACTCCATCATAGCGGAATAATCTGTTTGGAAAATAATCCAATCTCAATGCGTAGTCTCCGATTGCAGGATTTACTGGAAAACTAATACCAGGCGTAACAGGAAGCCCATTCGGCCCATACTGAGTACCTGTTAGATACCCATTCAGATAGCCAAAGTCCTGCGGAGTATTAGGCTGTTGATCAGCATCAATGTTACCAGTGTCTACAGTAATACCAGTCTGACTTGCGTTATAACCAGCAGGATCACCAGGAGATCCATCTGGATTTGTGTTAACTAGATAAAACTCAGTGTTATCATATCCACTGTATGGCACAACGTTTTCAGCTTGTGTTAAGATTGCATCATTCAGCTCTCGATCTTTTGTAACCGTACCAAATGTAGCAAGTTCGCTAAGTGGTGTGTAAACATTCCAGTAAGTTGTATTTGTTATTTCAGTGCCAACAGGAACGTCTGCAATAGCAATGTAATAGGAAGCACCGTCGAGCACTATGCTTCCACGTGGATAGTAGTTTCCATTGTCCCAAATATTGTCTGTAGCAAAAGGCTTGTCAAGGATGTCATTGTATTCTTGTGCGGCAACCATTGGAGTTGCTTTTACACGCCATAGATGTGGTAGCCAAGTTTGACTAAAGCCTTCACTGGCAAAAGCTGCATCTTGAATAACATAATACTTTGGTATAGCCTTGGGGATACTGCTATCTAACGGATGAAAATCTTTTAGATTTGGCAGTTCAAGAACATCACCGCTCATGAGTTTACGACCTATAGTATCAATCATGTTGTTGTAATGAAAAGTTATAAACAGTGTGTCGTTTTGTAGAAACAATCCAAACTGTGTTAAGTCAAAGTCAATATCCTGTATGCTATAAACACCACGCATTTGATAGATATCATCATCGTATGCACGGTTGCGGTTTTCAAGTAGGAACAAATCTTCAATAAAAAGCGGGTTTTCACTGCTGTATGCTGGTTGTGTTGCGTCTTGGGTACCGTTGTACTCTACACTTGAACTATCGTCGCCGTGAGGTTTTGGGCCAAGATACTTGTGTATATAGAGATCTACACCGCCTACTTGATACATTTCGGCAATGGTGCGATCTATAAATTTGTAATCATTACGCCTTTGGGGGCTGTACAGTGACAAACGCGGCATCAGCTAATCCTTTAGCTGTATTTACCGCTTTGTCGACCTATGCGTATATGCTTTTGCGTACCCTGCGTACTAGTAGTACAAACCCAATACCTGCACAACCTGTTGCAAGTAAGAATGCAGGATGTGGAACGTTGTGGAAGAATCTAAATGCTACAAGTAGCACAAACTGAAACCAACACAGCATCATAACTGCGTCTAAGAATGCTTCTTTCATACACGCACCATCTTCAGTACCGTGTCTGGGCGACGACGGTTCTGATAATCATATGCTTCCTGCTTGTCGACGGTGTTGAATACAACATTACCGTCCTTGTCAACCAACCAAAAACGGATCATGCCGCTACCTCCAAGTCATCATACGCTTCGACAAACTGCTCTTCAGGAGCACAGTCATTGAGCTCCGCCAAGCGAGGCTCAATGTACTTCTGCATGCTGTAAGGAAGACGCAGTACGAAACAAACGTACCCAGCGTCATACTCGCCACGGAATTCGTCCAGCATGTAACGAATTGCGCTATCACGGTCACAACCGCAAATGTCACGCACACGGCGGATATTTGCACGGAACTCTATGATAGCCTCAGCATCACAGCGGCGTTCATGAGCTTCTTGCTCAATAGCAGCCTCATCGATACGCTTCGCCTCTGCTTCG